GCAAGAGTAGTTTCTAGAGCAATTAGCGCTGGCGAACTACCTGCAATTTTGACTACAACTGAGACTGGCCGCGAGCGTGCGTATATATCTGCGTCAGATGCGGCACATTGGTTTGAGGCACTTTCACAGCCACGCGAGAAGGTGCGGGCCTAAATGTCATCAACCTGGGAGTCAGCGGAGGGTCGTCTACAAAACGCCGCACTGTGGTACGCGTCAAAAGGGTGGAAGGTTCTACCTTGCTATGGAATTGTCGGTGGGCGTTGCACTTGTGGCAGCACACACAATGAACCAAAGGATGTAGGCAAGCACCCATCTATTCCTGAGTGGAATACCCGCTCAACATCAGACCTTGAGGTTGTAGCCAACTGGTACACCCAGGCTCCTGAAAACAACATTGGCGTTCACTGCCAAGCGTCTGGTTTCTTTGTAATCGACATTGATCCACGCTCAGGTGGACCTGAATCATTTGAAAAGTTTGAGGCTCTACTAGACGGTGCGTTACCACCTACAGTTGAGGCTATCACTGGAAACTACTCATACAAGGGTGGACAAGCTCGTGGCCGTCACTTATTCTATAAGTGCGATGACAACGAGGCTTTGGTTGGTAACCTAAACAAGTCAGACCTAAAGGGTATTGACATCAAGCACAATGGTTACGTCTTGATTGCACCATCGCGTCACTTCTCTGGTAACTGCTATGAGTGGGTTCCAGGTCACGCGCCGTGGGAAATTGAGATGGCTGAGGCACCTGAGGAACTACTACAGGTGTTGCGCAAGCGCAACCGCAGATCTGCAAATGCGCTAGGCGAGGCAGAGTGGGGTTGGCTTGATGATCTTGAATACGGTGGAGAACGCGTCGACGTTGACAAGATGCTACGCGACGGAATTGACGAAGGTTCGCGCGCTGTTGATATCTTTAAGCTTGCATGTTCACTTGCAAACAAGTTTCCAGTAAACACTGAGGCTGGTCGCCTTGCCGTTGAGACAATGATGATTCGTTTCAACGCCGAGAAGGTTCGTCCTCCTATGGAGCTTGAAGGACCTAACTCTCTATTGATGCACACGCGGCGTGCAATTGACTTTGTGCTTGAACACCCTAAGACAGAGCGTCTATGGCCTGGACTACAGGAATGGGCTCAACGTTCGCAGGAAGAGACACAGCAGGCAGTAGCCACAAAGGCTGTCAGTACTTCTCAGCCTAAGAACGAAAATTACATACCAACAGAGCGCATGCCTGGCACAATTGGTGGAACTGTCTCACAGTCTGTAGAAGACGGCGATTCAATTCGTAATGCATCTAATCTTTTAAACATGGACGTTCCTAAGGACACTGACGCAATTGGTGAGGGCGAAGGTGGTACACCTGGTAAGCGCACACTGTCTGATGTTGGCAATGGTCGTCGTCTTGTTGACGCGTTTGGTCCTGCAATTCGTTACACACCTGGTCTTGGCTGGTTCCACTGGGACGGTGGATATTGGAAGCCAGACATTGAAGAGCTTGAAATGCGTGAGCTTACAAAAAAGCTTGCACCAATCATCGCGTCCGAGGTTGTAAACTACGAGGACGGAGACAAGCAGTCAGAAGTTATCAAGTGGGCACAGCAGGCAAAATCAAACTCTAGACTTGCAGGTGCAATCGAAAGCGCTACATCTGATCCACGAATCGTCGTTGGTGTAGAAAACTGGGACAGTGACATCAACTTACTTGGTGTTGCCAACGGAGTTATTGACCTACGCACAGGTGAGCTTCTAAAGGGTCGACCTGATCTATACATCACACGACGTGCACCTGTTGCGTATACTCCAGGAATGCGCAACGTGCGTTGGGAACAGTTTGTTGACTACGCTACCAATGGTGACAAGGAACTACAGGAATGGTTGCAAAAAGCAGCTGGTTACTCGCTGACTGGTATGCGCACGCATGACGTAATGTTCCTCGTCTACGGCCCTGCTGGATCCGGTAAGAACACGTTTGTTGAAGCTCTTGTAAAGGCAATGGGCACATCACAATACGCATGGCCATTGGATTCATCAATCCTTGCGCAAGGTGATGGGCAGTCGCATGGATCAGATCTTTATCACTGGGCTGAGCTTCGTGGACGTCGTATGGTTTGGGTTGATGAGTTGCCAGACGGCGAGCGCATGAAGGAAAACGCAGTAAAGAAACTCACTGGTTCGTCTGAAATCTCGGCACGTTCACCAGGTGAGAAACCATTTACATTCCAGTCACAGGCAAAACTTTGGGTTACAACAAACCACAGACCTATTATCAACGACGAGGCAATGTGGCGTCGTCTACGTCCAATTCCGTGGCTAAAGGTTCCTGAGAATCCAGATCCAGACCTAAAGGCTTACATATTTGATCCTGAAGGCGCACTACCCGCTGTGTTGTCGTGGGCAGTTGAAGGCGCAATCAAACTACTTGGCTCACAGGCACGAGATGCGTTAGGCTGGTGCACCGCAGTTAGCGAGGCAGCAGACATGTATCGCAAGAACGAGGACCGTATCGGTATCTTCCTCAATGAGGAAACTCGTGAAGGTGCTGAAGCCAAGTTGCCTGTCAAGGCACTGTATGCAGTTTACAGAATGTGGTCTGATGAGCGTGGAGAACGTCCAATGACGCAGATTGCATTTGAGCGCAAGATCCGTGACCGTGGACTAGAGGTTATCGGTGTTGGTGCACGTGCAGAGATAACAAACCGCATGTTAGTGCCAAGGGCAGTACCAACTGCCGAGGTCGACTGGAGCATGGCAAACCGCTTTGCTCGCTAAACGTAGGAGAGACAATGACAGAAGAAAATAAAGCAGTAAACGAGGATCTCGTAGAAGAGTTCAACGCAACCAAAGGCATGAACAAGCTCTACCTCAGTGGTCCAATGACCGATGTTGAAAACTACAACCACGACCTGTTTAACAAGGTTGCAGCCGAGTTTCGCATGGTTGGCTTTGAGGTTTGCTCGCCGTCCGAGTTTTTTGACGGTGACAAGACGCGTGAGCGCGAGGAATACATGCGTGAGGCATTCAAGTATTTGCTTGAGGCTGACACCGTGGTTATCCTTCCAAACTGGGAAAAAAGTAAGGGTGCACGTATAGAGATAATGGTTGCCCAGGAACTCGGCCTCAACATTGTTGAGTATGTCGAGCCTGACGAGAACCAGCCTATTGGCGGAATTCTTACCCCGGTAGAGGAAGATGGAAACTTTGGAAGTTTTGTACCAGTTGAGGAAACTGCTTCCGACAATACCTAAACCTCAGGTAAATTAGGTATATAGTGTACACGTAAGAGATTTGATACTTCTTGGGAGAGAGCAGTATCAAAAAATAAAAGAGGGCGGGAAGCTTGGTTGTAGTGACCAAGCCCCCGCTCTCTACCTTTTAACTACAATTACAGTAAAGCCTTGCGCACTGTTGAACCGTGCCAGCTCTGCCCGTTTAGGGCTGTAGGAACGCCTTCACCGTTTAGCTGCGTTGCTATTGCGTGATAGGACATTCCTTTCTCACGCATGTCTCTAATGCGCTCCATGACCTCTAGAGGGATCTTTGATTTAGGTCCAAGGTCTACACCCCAAACCTTTCCTTGGGCTCGTCTGTCCCTGTGAACGTCCTTTTGGCGTTCGCCAATGATGGCACGTTCCATCTCTGCAAGCGCACCCATGATGGTCACTACAAAGCGACCCTGGTACGTCGAGGTGTCAAGGTTTAGGTCCAACAAGACTAGACGCCAGGAGTGCTGATTGGCTTGGTCAATAATCGTAAGAAAGTCCTTCGTTGAGCGCGCCAATCTATCAACGCGAGTGACAAATAAAGCCACTGCCTGACCTTTGTTCAAACGATCTAAAGCAGACCTTAACTCTGGTCTTCCCTTGATTGACTTGCCGCTTCGGCCCTCTTCACGCACCATTTCAACTTCCGTGTACCCTGCAAGTGAAGCAGCGCTAATCAGTTCTCGCTCTTGTGCACCGAGCGAAACGCCATCAGTTGCCTGTTGGGCGGTTGAAACTCGAACATACAGCAGTGCTAATCCTTCAGCCATCTATGTCTCCATATTCATCAAATTCATCACTAATGTACAAAACTTTACCTGTAAACTCCATGATTTAGAATGTACACCCTTTCGTGAAAACGTGTATGAATTATAGCAGGGAAAACCGTTACAGACAGCTTTCCCTACACGGAAGTTCTTACACGGAAGTTGGAGCAAGCAATGTGGAGTAATGCTTATTTACCCTGTTATACAGGTGGCCTTCTAAGATGAAGAGGAGTTGTACAAGATTCAACTACTTATTGAACGTTTAGCTTCCCAGTTGTCCAAATCGTGTGGGTAGTCAAAGTCCTCGGTCCAATCGTCAATCACGACGTGACGCCCGTAGTTGAACATACGTTTGTCCGTAGGAGAGGCTGATGGCGTACCAATAGTCAACAACCTAAACAACGACCAGCCCGCAGCTGATGTCTTGTAGTGGCGCAACTTTGTCACCGCAGATTGGAATAAGCCTAAGGCAGAGTCGTCAAACGTCACCGCAAAGATCTCCTTGCAGTCCTTGCCTGTGATTGAGGAAGGTCCTGGCCTAAGGTAGAAACACCAGTCGTCATGGTTGGTCATGATTGCGTGGATTGCCTCGTCCGTGAAGTAGACATCGCCAAACACTATGACCGTGCGTCCCTTAGGCAACCACATGTCCATCGAGGACCCAAACTTGTCCATCTCTAGAGTTGGGTTGGTTGTGGGTGAGCAAAAGGTCGTTCCCTGGACCTGGTGAGCTAGAGAGCTACCTACGACAACAATGTCGCTGGTGTATTGCTTGAGCTGCCTCGCTGTTCGATGCAGGATAGGCTCATCTTCTATGATTGCCAGGTGTTTTAGCGTTCCACGATAATTACCCCAGCGAGAACCTTCGCCAGCTGCAAGAATTAGAACGCGCGTTAGCATGTCCTAATAATACTCCTAGTATGATAAAGTTTCCTCATGGAAGCTATCTCTC